CTGAAATATTAATGGCTGTCATTTCTCATCCTCTGATACGCCGCGATCATTTTTAAGCGTTGTAATACATAAATTCAGCAGTGCGGTCAATTTGCCTTCGTCTGCTCGATGGGCGTAATAATTTTGTCTAGCGTCTGCGTCAAGTTCGGGAGCGGCTGCTGTAGCTCCGGCGGTATCGGTTGAAGCGGTGGGCAGCTTGGGGCATGTTGCTTTAACGTGCAGCTTGACAGCGCCAGAATCGACACGGCTGCGAAGATTATCAATTTCATTTTCGGCCTCGGTTAATTTGTTTAGGTAGTCGGTGCGCGCTGCGTCAGCTAATTTAACTTGCTGTGCGGCTATCTCTGCGTTTTTAGCGTATTGCTCAATTTCTGCGTCTTGCAGCTTAACTTTTTCTTTAAGATGATCGTAGTGCATTGCAAACGCAATAAACGAAACGAGTACGCAAGCTATGGCAGCGAATTTAATGTTAAACGGGAACATAATTACCCCCATCATAAATAAGGCTTTGCTTGCGCGGAGTAGCAGCTAGGCCGATGTGTATCCAGCTCGGTTCTAGGATTAATTGGTCGTAAACAATGCCGGATTTTCTCAACACATAAAACACGTCTTTTATGCTCATCGTTCCAACCGTAAAGTCAGCAGCCAAGCCTTTCATGTGCGCGCTAGTCTTTGATCCTTTAACCGCTGCGTTAACGTCTGGCGAGCGGTACCCGCTCAAAACTCTGATTGGGTTATTACCACATGCGGTACGCACTTTTTCAAGCGCCTGCGCAAGCGTATATAGATTATCAACGATGTGATTAGGTGGAGTGTTGTCGAAGCCTGTATTGGTTGCGATTAGCTCTTTCAATTTAAAATTTTCAGTTAGCTGAGTCATGTTTTGCTCGCAGCAATAGTATTGTGATACAATATTAGCTTAATTATACACCATAACGTCTCAAAACAAAGCAGGTTAAATCTATGGCAAACTCTAGAATTATCGACATGTCAGGTAAGAAAATAGGAAGGTGGAGTGTAATTAAGCAGGAAGGCAACGGCAAAAAGGGCTGTGCTCTTTGGCTTTGCATATGTGAATGCGGAAGTGAAGGGGTAGTGTCAGGAGCAAACTTGCGCTTTGGCAAGTCAAATCAGTGCAAGTCATGCGCAACCGCAGAAAAAAACACAACTCATGGCTTGTCCAAAACAAGATTGTTTTCTATTTACTCCGTAATGAAATCTAGGTGTTACAACAAAAACTTTCACAAATACAAATCTTATGGCGAAAGAGGGATAACAATTTGTGAAGAGTGGTTAAATGACTTTAAGAATTTTAATGATTGGGCAATTTCTAGCGGGTATAACGATGATCTTACAATAGACAGGATAGATAATGAAAAAGGCTATTCCCCTGATAATTGCCGATGGGCAACAGCACAGATGCAAAGTGAAAACAGAAGGTTTGTTGCAAAAGACGAAAACGGTAAGCTGTGGTGGCATGTAGCAAAAGAAAACAATATAACGCAAGCCGCATACAGATCTAGATTATCTGACGGATGGGATATAAAAGATGCTGCAACAAGACCAATGAGAAAAAGGGGCACAAGTACGGCTTAGCTCTAAAGCCTTCTTCTTTCGCCAGCATTCCGGCGCTAATTTGTATTGCTGCTGTCATTGCTCGACCCCTTTATTTTTTGGTAAGTGTTGCCGCCAATGTAAGCGCCTACAGTGCCTAGTTCGACCATTGCATACGTTGAGCCATCTATTTTACCAAACCAAGCCAATAGAGCCGTTGCGCAGCCGCAACCAAGAGTAATTAAGAATCGCCTGCCGCCCCATTGGATTAGAAAGTCATTCATTTTCTAAACTTCTCGAATAAATATTTAACGAGTTTAAAAACGCCGATCTTTTCGAGTATCAATAAACTAATCCACAAGCATCCAATAACCTGCATCCAGCTAGCAAACGAGAGAATCCAAATTCCATTATGAGCCAAATCTATATAGCCGCCCTTCGTTGCCTCGGCTGATACAACTAGCGAACCAGCACCAACCCCAGAAACAATCTTATTTTTTAATACCTCGCCTAAAGCGTCTAGCATTTATGATGTTCCTTATCGTTAGATAGGTTGATACCACCGCGCTCACTAGGATATAAGCGCACAAGAGATAAAAATGAGTTTCTAATAAAGCCTGTGATTCCATCCCACACCGCCGCTACTTTCTTTATTGAAGTCGATATAAATAGTAGCTCAAGGATGAATGCGCACATCATAAACTCATCGTGATAATGGTAATAACCGTCAACAGGATTATCCCAATTTAATATCACGTTTGACTGGTAGATTATGCAAAGGCATTCGATGATCTGAACCGCTATAGCCCATCCTGCACGACTAACGGTATAACATGCAATTACAAGCAATGACGAGGCAAGAATTGAATATGTGTGAATGTAAAAAGGGTCTGAGACTACGGCTCCCCACGGCATTACAAAAGTAAGCGCACACAAAAAAGCCACGACTAGCGCGGCATTTCTTTTCATTTGCGGACTCTCACTTTAGAGCCGCTTTTTGAGCCTTTCGATTTTGTAGCCATGGTCAACCCCTTATAGTGGAACGCCTAATTTAATAACGTCTTTACGCGCTGGTGAGTCTAGCAAACCTAGCAAGCCTTGAATAGTCAGCCCTAGGTCTACGCTCGCATTATCGCAGTCAATTGTAAGCGCGTCATCAAAGGCTTTAAACGTTGTCCGCAATAGGTCACGATAGGTAACGCCAGCAAATCCAATAGCCGCCGCGTCATCATCAGGCTCAACCGATCCGCTTAACCAAGTTAAGTCGCCATCTATGTGAGTGCGCGCTTTGTCGTTGCGAATCTGCTCTGAAATAGTAAGCAAGTTGCGGTACTCGGTTGATGATAAGCCTTTTGCTTTGTGCGTAGGTGCTGGCGGTGGATTATCCCAAATAGTGCCGTGCTCAGTTTCGATATAAGTCATATTAAGTCACCTGATTTCTAGCGAGTGAAATTGTGAATTTTCCTGTTTCAGTAACACTTGAAGCGTACTGAACGCTGATAGAATTTGTGTAGTAAATTGGCGGCAATGCCTGCGGGTTTGATGTGCTAACAGAACCAGCCAATACGGCACCGCTCTGACCTGCCGAAATCGCAGCACTAGTAATGTCATAAATATTCGTCCCATCTACCGTTACAACTATTCTCAATGTTCTGCTTGTTGCGTCTACAGTAAAAATAGATAGTTGGCTTAAATATCCAGCACTACCACTCTCGTTTATTAAATCAACAAGCGTATTAGCTGTTAATGCACCAGACGTAGAAGTCTTCGCTGTTGTGCTGGCCGCCATAGAAGTGATGGCCGTATAGCCAGCAGTACTACAGGCATTATATAAGGCCTTTGTTGCTTGGATCGTGGTAGATGATCCCGTTAAATTTCGTGAGTCCAGCATTATCCAATCCTCCAGCCGTTAGAGCCGTTACTTATAAATTTAAATACTTCAATTCTTGTGTTGAGAAGTTGAATTCCGCCAAAATCATTAGCCGCCGATGATTCCAAATAATCGCCGCCAGTCAATGTAACCGATGGCGTGCTCGTGCGGTATTTATCCGGCTTGGTAACTAGCAAAGCGCCGTTAGCTGGTACTGTGTTAGCTGCTGGCAATGCATAGCTATTTGAGTCGGTAAGCCAGTTATCCCAGAATGCCGTTAGATTTCCACCGCCAGAAAGATACTTAACTTGGGTGAGGCCATCTACCGTTTGCCACTGAGGTTTCCACCATGTTCCAGAGTCACCTACTGGATTATGATTTAAGTTTGTGCCTTGCTGAGAGATGTACTCATTAACCCCCACAAATGCACTTGCACCGCTTGCAAATGTGGTCGTTGAGTTCCACTGAAACACAACATATTCAGCATCCCAATAAGCACTATTGGCGCTTGGAGTTTGACCTGTTGCTGCTGCTTTGCATTTGTACCAATTACCCGAGTAAATAACCCATTCTCCGCTCGCGTAAGTGCTTGCGGCATTGTAATTAGGCGAAAGCTTAAGCTCTACCCACCATGTAGGGCGATTGCCGCTAATAGTTGGATCGTTGTTTAGGTTTCCATTTTGCTGCGATACATAGAACAGGCCATTTGATCCGGTTACTATCTCGCCAGTAGGGTAGGATGTTATCGCGCTGTAACTATCGAATGCACCCTCTACTTGTTCGCCGCCTACGTTATCTTGAGGCCACCCACCCTGAACTACACCAAGAGAGTTTTGCAGCTCTACAGTATAGGTTCCATCAATGTAGATAGGCGGGAAGGTATCGGCAGGCATTCCGTGAGTGCCAGCAATAACAGGGTTATCATGGGGCGTAATTTTGAACGGATCGCGGTAGACTGTTTTTGGCGTAGTCGTGCCGTTCTCGTAAAAATACAGCTTTGCACTTGGCAAGGTTTTTAAATCAGTGGTGAAAAACCGCTGAAAGGGGGCTTGGAATCTCTCTGTCATTCTTCTTCACCATTCATTAAATAGCCTATTAAGCCTTGGGATGAAATAGCATTTACGGCCTTCTTGCTGTTAGTGCGGTTTAGCTCGTTAATGTATGCCTTATAAGCCTCGGTTTTCTTCAATCTTGCTTCGGCTATTTTAGCAACTTTTGGCCCTTTATCGGTAGATAAAACTGCCGTTCTAAATTCTGGGCTAGCTAGCAAGTCATCAGCAGCTTTTACCGCATCAGTTCTAGTTTTTGATGCTATGTCAGCTACAACACCAAGGCCGCGAGTCATTGGGTCAGGCGCTAAGCTGGCTTTTTGCGAGAATCCGTACAGCTTTCCGATTATACCCTTTGTCTGATTAAAGTCTTTCATTGTATCAGGGATAATGCCGGTTCTTGTCTTGTTGCGCGTTATGTTAGTCAGGCCTTGAGCCATGATATACATATCGTCTAAGCGCTCTTTAGCGCCTTCCGGCAGGTGTTTTGTAAGCATCTTCTTGTTGGTAGGCGATTCGCTTAGTTCGCCCCAAAACTTAGCAAAGCCGTTGGCGTCCAACTCTTTACCGCTAGCGTATGACTTGCGCATGATGCTATCCATTGCAGTCATAACTGCTTTAGGGCGATAAGCCTCTGGAATGCTCTCTATTGTTTTATTAAATGCCTTTGGATCTCTTGCAGACAATGCCTTAATAGCACCTTCCAGCTTCTTGGTTGCGCCACCCTCAAGACCTTCACCAAACAAATACTTGCTATCGTCTTGAAGTTTAAAGCGCGCAACATCTAGCTCCTTTGCATTCTTCCACAAATTACCAGCACCACCACCAATCTGATTAGCAACACCTTCTTGAACCTGTGAAAGCTGGCTATACAGGCGGTTTAGAGTGGCTTGATCTTCGTTGATATAGTGACCCTTAAAGCTGCCAATTGAGCCGCCTATTTTCTTTCTTAGCGCGTCAACGTCTGCATAGGTAGGCTTTCCTTTAAGCGTGTTAAATACGTCCTGCTCAACACCGCTAAGAGAAGCGACGCCTTTTTCGCGGTTAGCTGCGAGCTTTTGAATTTCTTTAACAATTGGCTTTGCATTAACAATCGTATTTTTTGGCACCAGCTCATCTATTTGGTCGTAGATAACTTTAGAGTCTGAGCTTAGGCGCGCAATCGTATCTTGCATGTCTTGTTTTAAGGCAACATTGACCGCGCCGCTATCAAGAGTGCCTACCGCTTCCTCTGTGATCTTTTTGGCGTGATCGGTTAGAGACTTGGTGTAATCTGTCAGGATTTCGCTAGCTCTTGAGCCATGAACTGCCGCAAGCGCTCCGCCCATTTCTTGTGCTGCTACATCATCAGTTAAAGCCGCTATAGGAGCCTGAATTCCTGCGCGTTCATGAGCCGCGACTCTAGCGGGATTCATAGTCATCGTAGCGGCTATTTCTTCAGCTCGATTAATAGCAGGAGCCGTAGCTAATTCAGCGCTTTGTAATGGAGCGCTTAACGTAGCAGGATCAATGCCTTCGCGAGCAAGAATATCTTGTGCCGCTTGATTTGGCGCACCAGTTAAAGGGTCGATCAATTCATCAGCCGAACCAAAGCCATACTTCTTAGCTAGTGAACCAAGTACGCGACCAACATAAGGGCTAGCAGCTTGCACACCACCGCCAATAGCAGCCCCGAGTAATCCACCGCCGATAATGTCCGATGTACTGCCGCCAGTGCCAGCCTGAACCGTAGAGCCTTCCAAGCCGCCAACAATAGCTTGATAGCCAATGTTACGAGCCGCTGAAGTGCCGACTGACGCAAGTCCTGCAGGAAGGAATGGGAGTGTATTCCCGACAACTTTGCCAGCCAGTGCCGCACCGCTATTCTCTGTAAGCGCCTTGTCAGATTCTGCATTGATATTTTCCTCACCAAATCCAGTTAAGCGCTTAACGCCACGGCCAACTTCTGCAAAGCCTAACCCCATGCCTGTTAGGAACTTTTCGCCCCCACTCATAGAATCAACGTTTTGCTTTTGTTGTTCGGCCATTGCGGCTTCATATTCTGGTGAGCCGACTTCCATTGGCTGGCGCTTTTTAGCTGCCCCTGAAAACTGCTGCTTTGCATATGCCAATACTTCTTCTTGGCTTGCACCTTCGGGCGCGGTAACTACAAACCTTTTACCGTCCGGCGATGTGATTTCATAATCAGGCATTACTGACCCCCTGCTGGGCGGATAGACCAACCGCCACTAGCGCCAGATGATTGCGCTTGTTTTTGCGATTCTTTCCATGCTGCCGATAAACTCTTGCCATCGCCGCGCACAGTGCCATTTTTAGAAATAAAGTCAGCCTTAAATTCTGCGTATTCGGCTTTTTTCTGCTGCAATCTTGAAACAGCACTAAGCCAATCAGCAACATATTTAGGATCTGATTTTTCGGTCGGGAATGGAGCCTTAGCCATTTCAATATCGCGGTCAGTAGCAGGCCCCGGGGGAAGGCTTGCAATCGCTTCGCTGTTAGTAATTCCAAGTGCCTCTTTGCGCAATGCGGTTAGCTCGTCTTGGTTTCCGGTTTGCTCTTTGATCCACTCGCCCCACTTGCCCTGCAATCCGCCTTTCATGTCAGAGGCTTTTCTTAAATTGTCCGCAAGAGCAGTGTATTTAGCAGCGGATGAGCGAGACACATTAGCCGCGTCAGCAGAATCAGCAATGGCTTTTTCAGCAAACGCCGATAGCTTCTCGCCCTCTTTTGAAATCATGCCAATTTTACGGCCAACCGCTTCTTTTTGTGGGCCTTCTGGCAGGCTATTGAAATACGCAATTTCTTTTAGTGATGCCGGAGTTTCACCAGCGCCGCCGCCCGAGTTTAATTTCTTCCTTTCAAGGTCGAGCTTATCAACGTCTAGCTGATATTTTTTATCTTCCATCTCTTGCTTACGGCGAGCCTCTTTAGCCTGCGCAATCAAATCAGCATTCAATGACTCGTTCTTCATCTTGATGGCATTGCCGTACTTTCCAAGGCTTCCGGTTGTTTGGAATTCTTGCGTAGCAGCATCTAACCATTGTCGGTGCTTATCAGTATTTAACCCGATTGCATCCTTCTGTTCAATTAGCGATCTGGCATACTCAAGCGCACCTTGTGGCCCGTCTTTTTCCATAATATTAGCCAAAGAAAATACGTCTTTTGACTCTTGCTCGGCTAGGTGGGCTTGATCTAATGGAACGCCGATAGCCTTGAAATAAGCCATAGCTCGCTCCGGGTCTTCTTCGGCCATTTCGTATTGAATAGAACCTTTGCGCAAATTTGGAAGAACTGATTTTGCGAATAGCTCTTTCATCTTCGCGTCTTTCTGGCGCTGCTGTTCGTCTTGCAAGCGCTTTTGGCGAAAGTCGATAGCTCCCGCAATGTCTGCCATTTGTGGGTTTGCGATTTGTGATAGTAATCCGTCAAAAGCCATGTCTTACCCCTTATTAAATGGCATATCAGCAAAAGACTGATTGTATTGCGAGCTATTGTAATTTGTTGGGGTTCTATTAAAAACGCCAGTCGCTAGCCCTTGACCTATTGCCCCCTGCACGGCATTCCCGACCCCTAATTGACCAGCAGCTTGAGCTAAGCCAACTGCCTGATTGCCTTCCATCACAGTATTTGCTTGTGCTCCATTAATTCTCGCGATCAAGTCGGCAAGGTCTTTCATGTTGGTCATATCTTGCGCGCCACTATTATAAAGCATGTCAGCGACCGTTGAAGTATCTTTGCCCATCATATCAGAAACACCAATTCCTTGATCGTTTAGATATTTGGCAATATTGGCCGATGCTTGTGAGGCATTTTGTGCGATTGCTTGACCTGCTGCCGTTTTACCAGCCGCCAATTCAGACGCTAGACCTGAACGCATTCCGCCCAATGTTAAGCCGCGTGATTCAGCAAGTTTAGACAGTTGGCCAGCAATGTCGTTTCTTGTTTGCTCTTTCTGCATCTCGTACTGAGCTTGAGCCTGCAATCCAATTCCTTGCAATTGTGCGCCCATTTGCGCTTGACTGCTTCTTAGATTGCCGACTTGACCAGCAGCCGCTAGCCCACGGTTAGCAGAGTCACCTACAGCCGCTAGGTTTTTGAAATAATCCTGAGACACTAAGCCCTGCGCGTTTCGTTGCAGCTCTAATCCTGCGCGACCACTCAACAATCCACCGCGAGCCGCCGAACTTCTTTCGGTAGCCTTTTGCATCTGCTCCATTTGGTATTGAAGCGCGGGTGAATTCTGGTAAGTCGTTTGTGCTGCCGATTGAGCTTGTGGGCCATTGACACCCGTTAAATCATCATAAAGTTTTTGAGCATTAGAACCGCCTTGCATGTAAGGATCAAATGCCGCAACGCCTTGATTGATAGCATTGACCGAATCAGCACCCAGCGAAGTGTTCAGGCTTAGCGTGCGGTTATTCATCGCTTTACGGTATTCAGTAAGGCGAGCTGAGGCATCATCATAGCCTTGGCCAACCGTCCCGACTGCATCATTGTAGCCAGCTTGCAAAGCCGCTTCTGAGCCTATTAGACCCGTTTGCGGTACTTGCTGCTGCACAGGTAACCCGCCAACTGGAGCCACGGTAGATTGTGCCGTAATAGGCGCAGCGGTTAAGCCTTGAAACATCGGCTGCGCGCCAGCAACAGGCATAACAGCTGCACTATAGCCTTGCGGAGTTGCTGGCCCCATTAGTCCTACTTGATTCTGAACTGGCACCATTACATCAGCCCTCTAGTTTGAGCCACTCGCCCCATATATTCACGCGATTGCGCTTCATTCATGCCCTGCTGTTCTGGGTATTGCTGCACTGGCAAGCCCGCTTGTCCGGCAGGTAAATACTCGCCAGACATTTGTGGTAATTGCGCGTTATTTAGAAACGACATATCTGGCTGCACTTGTTGCGGCTGCGTGAAATTCATATTCACCGGAAGCCCTAGAATTGCGTTGTTAGCTTGCTGAGCGCCTTGGCCGATAATGCCTTGAGCTGCAGTGTTCGCCTTAATGAAAGGCTGATATTTCGATTGCGCGCTTTTCTTGTAGAAATCAAATGCACTAGTTAGTCCGCGCTGGCCAGATGTACGCGCTTGATTGTAGAGATTGGTTGCTGCATTGCGTGACTGATCAGCCAAAGCGGTAGATTGCTCAAGACCTTTCTCTGCCGACCTAGAAGCAGTTTTTGCCGCCTTGTTGGCGCTATACGCGCCTATCAGTGCGCTACCAACTACAGCCGTTGCTATTGCTGTCATTTGTCAGCCTCCAATAATTTGTATTTAGTCATGTTAAAAACAGTCATGGCTTTCACGTACTCGTCAGCGTCTTTTATTTCAGTTCTATGTACTGTTACCCAATGCGTATCTTCATGGGCATAACCAGCTCGTTTACGGCCTTGCTTGCCTTCGAATATGTTGAAACCAGTGAAACGCTTAACGCCATCCGGTGTGGCCACGGTAATATCACCGCTCAACATAATGTCCACATAATCTGCCAAGTGGACGCGGCCCGTCAGTATGGTGTCTCTTGGTATCATGATCTTTCTGGCATACATGCCATTTACAAACAGGTTTTCAACAGGAATATCAACCTGTGGCATATCAAGCAAAACATCTTCCATCTGCTCGATCTTCTCCCCAATGTGATCCATCAGGAAGGATTCAATTTTTTGTGCAATCTCACTCATACCAACACCCAGCCTTGTGTTTTATCGCCACCGATAGCATCCAATTTCTTAATGTAGACATCTCCAGTCAAGTCGTCCATGTATAGACGTAGTTTATTGGAGCTTACTACACCTTCAGGGGAGCCTTCACCGCTTAATGGTACGTAGCCTCTAAGCTGCTCGATAATAATGCGAAGGTTTTGCATTGGCCTGCGCGCTTCATCAATGCACGGCATGTTTGGGCTTAATTGATCAACTGCCAATTTCAGCCTCCAGCTTCACAAATACCACCTTAATCGGCTCGGAAATATCCAAACGGAAACAGGCAGACCTTTGAAATCTACCAAGTGATGGCCATGAGATAGGCTTTAAATATTTACCAATCTTGCCCATCCTTCTAAATATCTTGGGCTTGTAAGTCCGACCACCGTCAACACTTACACTCAACGCGACTTTGGGATCTGAGCCTTGGCCGTTTTGTGGCGCTGTACCAGTTTCGGCTACTAGCTCGACCTGATAAACACTAAATGGGCGCCCACCGTTATCAATCGCTGGAGTAGTCACATAGCGGCGCATTTCTTCGCCGTACTCGTAAAAGATTGACTCATCCATAACCCCGACCTTACCGCTTAGCTCATCGCCTACAATCTTCACAGAGTAAGCGTCAAGAATAGTAGTTGTGCGCCAAGGTTGTGGATTTAGGAATCTGTCTAGCGACTCTCTACGATGCCAAACTTGAGTGGTAGCGTCATAAACCAACGTACAGACTGATGGAACTGTAAACGCAATAAACGTATGGCCTCGCTCATGCCAGCGCATAGCGTAGGAGTTCTGCAAGGGGACAATGCCACCTTGATAGATGTAGTTCTCTACCGATGGAGTGGATATTCTTTCAGGCTGGCCGCCATTAGTCATTAAAATACTTGGGCGCTCGTTCTCGCCAGAACCAATCCAAACTAGAGCGCCGTTGACTTCGATCATTGACTCAGCCGACAAACAGCCTTTTTGTTGAACCCCTGAACTAATGCGCTCAAAAGGGAAATCCACGTTTCCGGTGTTTTGGTATGGCTCGAAAGTCTTCTGGCCAAACGCGTAAAGCAGGCCGTTAAGTGGGGCTAATGTTACCAATGGATCAGGGTCACTCTCGGCACTGGTGAAATCTAGTGCGTTATAAGCTAGGCCATCACGCAAATCAGAAATAAACCACACATTAGAATTAGATTTAGGGAATACGAAATACCCGTCAACGAAATCAACGTCTAACACAGGGCCATTAAAATCAGCATCGCTAATCTGTACTAGACCACCGCCAACGGTGTAGATCCATGCGTTAAATTGGCTAGTAACATCAGGCGCAACAATGCAAAGTTGATCGCCATTGCTTGCCATGCTTACGCGAGCAGTTCCGTCTATTGTCTCAGCGCCGGATACATCTACGGCCGTATAGGTGCGAACACCAGCAAGATCGGCTGTGTAGTCAATTCGATAGAGTTTATTGCCGCATACAAGATAGGGCTTATCAGCAAACACCAGCCCGCCACGGTTAAATGCGTTTTCAGCCGTGAAGGTTATTTGGTCAATGCCGCCGCACCCAATCACGCTACCCTGCGTAGTCGTTTGACCGCTAGGCAAATGCGGGTACAGGTTCACGCAATCAGTCGCGGCAATAGCCAAAGACTCGTCACGGTTAAAACCTGCTGCGATATTTAACGTTACTCTTGGCATTATCTGCACACAAATTGAATAGAGGAAAAATCCGTATCACTTCCGATTGCATCATTGAGATAAATCTGAGCTTTTTGCTCTAAAAGCATTTGCTTGTTGGCGTCTATGTTGTAAACAGCGCCCAAATCAGCCGCTAATTGCCACTTGATAGCGTTGTACCACTCAGGCGGCACTTGAACGTTCTCAGATTGATCTTGGGCAACGTATTGAGGCTTTATGAACGTGAATCTAATCAAGTTTGTACAGCTATTAGCGGTAGGCCACACGTTCAAATAGGAATTTGTTAGCTGGCGCGAGTAGTACCACTGATTGACAGCGCCTTGAGCGGTTTTGCTAGTTTGATCGTAGTATTCCTGACGGCTAATCTGCCAAGTTGATACTTCATCAGCGGTATGGTTGTCAGCGTATCGAACACTAGTGAATCTAACAGGAATATCACAGTCCGTGCGGTATACATAAACGCTCGCACCGTCATTTACAGCGGCTAGAAGGGCATCATCAAGGGCGAATGTATCGCTATCGGTAACAGTTGCAACAGTAGTCCATTGACGAACGCCAGTTGATAGCTCAATACCAATGAAATCACCCGCCAAAGCGCCGGACGTTGAGCCAACATTTAAGGATGTCGCGCCAGAAATAGCAGAACTTGCCGTGGTATATTGGTAATCAGTAAACGCGTGATCTGTGCCGAACACGTATTTGGATTGGCCTGCGTTTAAAGGCATTACTGCCTCTGTTTCAGACCATATGTGAATTTGTTTAGCTTGCCATGCGGCTAATAGGTCATTTAAAGCAGAAAAACCTTGGGCAAAGTCAGATTCATCTACTTCAATTTGAATGCCTGAAATGGTTGCTGCGCGCAACGAGTCGCGAACTAAATCGCCAACTGTCTTGGAGTATACGCCTGTGCTCATATAAGCTGATCGACCGTAATAGGTGGAACATCTAGTGATTGAGTAGGCGGCTCGCCTGTAACGTCTTTAGGTGGGGGCGACTCTTTTGGAACTTTAACGAAATCTTGAGGCTGACGAGGCTCCCAAAAATCCGCTCTTACTAGTAAACCATCCCAGCGGCGTTTACATTGACTGCGAAGACAAGTAAAACCGCTGAGCTGGCAAACGACTTTATAATCAGACGTTTGACTGGGCATATAATAACTTAACTGTAGCGCCAGATGAATAAGAATTTGCTTTAACGCGAATAAATCTTGGGTTTGCGTTAAACGTAATCCATTTGGATGCAGTTACTCCCGCATTTGTACTGGTATCTACAAGCCATGAAGCAGAATCAGTAGAGTTTTGAATGTCGCTGTTAGACGAATCCAAATCTATATTAATCGTGCCAGTTATTACAATCTCTAAAGAACCGATGCCGGAGCGCCAATCCAAAGCGATTGCAGGCGTCACAAACTCATCTACCCATCCTATATCAAACGTATCAGCGCCAATCGTTGCAGAAGGCGTTGCGCTTGTTAAGGTTAGAAAGTATTCGCTTGATTCAACCGTAGCAGATCCAGCGGGGCCAGTTACAACTTCAGTTAATGCACGACCAAGATGATCCGTACCAACTAATGTAACTGTTTTCCCGCTGTGATCCGTTGCCGAGTCATTGCGAATAGATACTTGGTGAGCCAGCGAATCGCCGCTAACAGAAGCTGTAAGCGTAAAAGCTGCCCCAGTAACGTTAGACGCAAAGCCAGTTAAGTTTGCGTCCGCAGGTGTGTAGGTTTTGATTAATTGCATGGCTTACGCCTCTTTAGTCAATACACCACGATGATTAGACACAAACCAAGCTGTAACGCCCGTTGCGCCAACACCTGAGCAAACAGTAAGCCAATCGCCTTTTTTGATTGTTGCCGTTGCTAAGATAACATCTTTATTCACAACAGCAGACCCAGCAGCGGCAATACCATCAGACGCATTAGGGCTAACCTGAATTTGACCGCCTGCATTGTCGCCAATGTAAGCAAAGGTATAACTTAAACCTACTGCCGTTGCTGGTAGCGTGAAGATAGACGTGCCGCGCTTAACAACAAACGTTTTGCCGCTGTCACTAGCATCTAGCGTATCGTTGCCAGTAATTAGCTCTGATCGACTTGCGTCAATGTGTGGAGCGTCAATACCCGTAAAATCTGTAACTTCTGTAAAAGCCATAACCTAACCCTCAAATAAAAAGGGAGCCTTTCGGCCCCCTATGGCCCTTAGGCACCGTTTGAACCGAAAATACCAAGAGGCGAGTCATAACCGAAAGAATAACGCTCATAACCACTGAAACGAGCATTTTTATTAAGGAAAGACTTGTCTTGATCGAATTCAAGAGGAGTGCGGTTGTAGCCTTTCAAGCCGTTATCAAAGTCCGTTTTCAAGAACCATGCGCGCTTGTTGGTGCTCAGGTATGGAGTACAGATAAAGCCTTGAGCTACTGAACGCATAGACTTAACAGCGTTGATGTCGTTGTTAGCAGTACCAACACGATTAGCAGACATCAATACACGCTCAAATTCAAATTGGTTGTCAGTGTGACCAATCAACTTAACAGCCTTGAGCATGTGAGCCTTACCACGGTCATCGGTAGAGCGCATGATTTGCTTCAACAAGTCTTCCAAAGAAGCCTCGGAGAAGTCAGCATCAACAGCCATACGGTTTGAGTAAGTAGTGCCGTTAGGGTTCAAGTGTGCGGTAGAACACAATGCAACACCGTCACCGCCAGTCATTGCAGATGTAGAGCTAAACGCGGTGTTTAACAATACGTGGCCTACAACTTCCTTGGTTTCTGCGAATGAACGAGCCAGCATTTTAGCGCCAGACTTGAACAAACCATATTGGTTATCGTCCATTGCCTCACGAGTAACAGTGAAACCCAAGCCGTATGCGTTGTGAACGTACTTTGGAGCGTAGGCTTGACGGATGCTATCCATAAGGATGTCATCAGCTTCGCCTTTCTTCTTGGCTAAACCAAATGATTGAGTCTGAACCGCTACTTCATACGCTTTGTCTGAAGAATCCATTTCATAAATCTTGTCGTAGAAGGAATCCCAAGATTTGTGAGTGGTGTCAAACACGTTTTTAACGCCGTCAATTAAGAGGCGGGGCAAGCTGCCAGTAGTAATAATTCCAGTCATGATTAGATACCTGTTCCGCCAGTATTGTTGATAGATTTATTGACGCGCACAACAGCACGGCCACCGAGAACACCATCGGCAGAAGTCAATAAACGAACAATACGGAATTGAAGGGTTGCTGTGGTTGCTACGCCAGTCGCGTTCAAAGTCATGTTGGAAGTAGTAAGGCCGCCTGAAGTAGTTGCAGCAGTTGCAACCAAGTTAGCGTTAAGACCAACATCAGCCAATACGAGAGGGCCGTTAGATACGTCCACTTCATATTCAGCATTCGGGTCGCAGTTCACGATAACAGTGCCAGCGGTAGAAGCTGGAATCTTAATATCGCTTAATGCTTCGGTCGAAAAGTCAGGCTTAATGCCAACGATTACGCCAGTCACAATTGTAGATGCGGTTGCAACGTCAACTTGAGCATCACCGTTTGCGTCAGCAGTACCAGTTTCGGTAACAACGTCACCAATTGCGATAAGGGAAGCGTGAGAAGATGGAACCGCAAAAGTGCGGCCTTTACCATCATAATTGCTCGATAACGAGCCGATGCAAGTGAATCCACCCATGGGCAGACCTCCTAAATTTAAGTTAAAAAAGAATAGTTAGAAACTCTTTCCGCTCAAATTCCGGCAGGTCTGCCGCATGATTGGACAAATGCTAAAGTGGTGAGAAAACGTCCCGCTTTGGGACTGCGTTAATATCTTTAGAGATACTAAGCTTACTATTTGATTCAGCGCCATTAGGCTTATAGGCTTCAATACCGTCACCCAAGTTGGGCGATTCTAGTACTTCGCTTACACTAGCACGGTATTGAGATTCGCGCAAGGCCTCGTCTTCATTGTAGTATTTCTCCTCAATCATCATCAAGTGCATTCTTCCTGCGCCTGATTGTTGAGTGATCGCATTACCGCGTGCATCAGTAACAGGCACCCAATACTCGCGGATTTTGCGCTCGATACGTCCAGCAGTTTGATCGCTGAACCAATAAGGCTTGAACCCTTCTGGAATTAGCCCATCAGGAACACCGAGAACATAGTCAACATCGCCTAGCGTTGGTCGCTCCCAGTTTCTACCGTATTGGTCTGCAATTACACCTCCTTCTGCTTTGCTGCGTGAAGGCTTAGCTCGTGGGTCGCGCTCTTGTGCATCTAATAAATCGGTCATGACTTAACCTCTTGAATC